CACGATGGCGGCGGCACGCTGCACCCGCGCGGCCTGCTCCGCCACGTGGAGCCGCAGGTCGGTAAACAGCTGGTATTCCAGTGCCTTTACCCGATCCTCGGCGGAGAGAATATCATGCTCCAGATCCTTCAGTTCCTGCGTGATATAGCGTTCGCCGTTCACCAGCGTCTGCTTGCGGATGTAGGTGTCCGGCACCTGATCCTTGAAGGAGTTGGACACCTCGATATAGTACCCGAACACCTTGTTATAGCCGATCTTCAGGGTGCGGATGCCGGTCTTTTCCTTTTCGGCGGCCTCCATGCTGACGACGATACCCTTGCCGCCGTGGAGGATGGTGCGCAGGCGATCCACCTCGCTGTCGAAGCCGTCCCGGATCAGCTCGCCCTCCCGAACGGAGAAAGGCGGCTCATCCACCAGCGTCTGCCCAATGAGGGCGGCAAGGTCGTTGAGGTCGTCCAGCGCCTCGTCCAGCTGATGCAGGCGGCCCTTTTCAAAGCAGGACAGCTGGGCCTTTACCAGCGGCAGCTTCTCCATGGCGGCGCGCAGGGACGCCAGATCACGGCCGCCTGCCGTGCCGTATACGATGCGGCCCACCAAGCGCTCCATGTCGGAGATGCCCTGCAAGGCCAGAATCAATTCCTCCCGCTCCACGGTGTGCTCCACCAGCGCCGCCACGGCAGCGCTGCGGCGGTCGATCTCCGTGACGGACAGCAGCGGACGCTCCAGCCACGCGCGCATCAAGCGCCCGCCCATGGCGGTTTTCGTCTTGTCCAGCACCCACAGGAGACTGCCCTTCTTCTCCTTGCTGCGCAGCGTCTCCGTCAGCTCCAGATTGCGGCGGGCGGTCAGGTCCAGCTCCATGAACTGGCCCCGGCGGTAGTATTCCAGATCGTCCACGTGGGACAGGTCGGTTTTCTGCGTCTCGTGCAGGTAGCTCAGCAGCGCGCCCAGCGCCAGAAATACCGCCGGGTTGTCCCGGGGCAGGCGGTGCAGCGCGTCGTCGCCGAACTGGCGGCGGATCAGCTTTTCCGCCGCCTCCATCTGGAAGCGGCCCGCCGGCAGCTTTTCCAGATGGCAGTTCAGCTTATCCTGCAAAAAGGTATGAAGCGTCTCGTCAAAGAAGGCGGCTTTGTTCACCACCGCCTCGGCGGGGGAAAAGCGGGCCAGCTCGTTGATAAGCTGCTTCACCCGTTCCGGGCCGGAAAAGGCGGTGGCGTGGGCCTTGCCGGTGGTGATGTCGCAGGCGCACAGAGCGGCGTAGTCCTCGTCCAGATAGATACCGGCGCAGAAGTTGGAGCGCCCCTCCTCCAGACAGGCGCTGTCGATCACCGTACCGGGGGTGACCACCCGGATGATGTCCCGCTTCACCAGCCCCTTGGCCTGGGCGGGATCCTCCGTCTGCTCGCAGATGGCTACCTTGTAGCCCTTGGCGATCAGCCGGGCAATGTAGGAGTCGGCGGAGTGATAGGGAACGCCGCACATGGGCATCCGCTCCTCGGCAGGCTTGTCCTTGCTCTTGTCGCGGGTGGTCAGGGTCAGGTCAAGCTCACGGGACGCCGTTCTGGCGTCGGCGCCGAACATCTCATAGAAGTCGCCCAGCCGGAAGAACAGGATGGCGTCCTGATTCTGTTCCTTTATTTGCAGATATTGCTGCATCATGGGGGTCAGTTCTGCCATAGGGGACTCCTTTCAAAATTGCGTATCGCACTCCTGTCATTGCGAGGAGGCCGCAAGGCCGACGCGGCAATCCGTTCCCACCTGAACATAGATTCCCACGCCAGTGTGCGCACTGGCTCGGAATGACAAGGCCAAAAGTCATTACTTTTGTCATTACTTTCGATACGCCCCGTAGGCTTTGGCAATCTCCGCGTCAGTGGCGTCCGGCATAAATGCCCGATACGCCTCCTTCTCCGCCTCCGTGGGCTGATAGGGGCTCTCCCCTGCCGCAGCGGGCATTCCCGCCAGATGGCCCTTGCCGCTGGCCCGGTTGATCCCGGCCTGACGGGCCGCGCCCAGCCGTCGGGTGTCGATGTCCTTGCGGTTGGCCAGATAATAGGCCTCCTCGATGCTCAGTCCCTTCTGGACGTAGGCGTTGAACTGCGGCCCCGTGGGCATGGCGGCGATATCCTCCACACTGCCCACGCTGGCGCCGTACAGCTGCCGGATAGTCTCCACACCCTGCCGGATAGTCTCCTGCGCCCGGTCGTTTACGGCCTTTGCCTGTTCCCGGATGGAGGCAAGCTCCTGCCGCTGCACCTGCTGCCGCAGGGGTCGTACCGCTTCGTCCACCATGCCGCGCACGGTTTCCGGGTCAATGCCGGCGCTTTGCAGCTGCGCCGTGCGCCGGGCCTGCCGGTCAGCCTCCTGATAGGCCCGGTAGTCTGCTTCGCTGCGGATCGGCTGTCCGGTGTAGGGGTTGTTCTGGCCGTGGAACATGTCCGCGTAGATACGATCCACACGGGCCTGCGCGGCGGCCTCTGCCGCCTGCTGCTGGGCTTCCCTTTCCCGCTGTCTCCGGCCGTAGGCCTGACGGCGGCGTGTCTCCGCGTCCTGCTCCTGCACGGTATCTTCCGCCGGGGCTGGATCGGTCTCCGCGCCGCCTGCACCGTTTCCATCGGGTGCGGGAGCACTCTCCGGCTCCTGCACGTCCTGCTCTGCGCCGGTGTTTCCGGTGTCGGTGTCTGCGTCCGCTGCGGGCATATCGTCTTCCACGCCAAAGGCGCGGGCGAATTCTTCCTGTGTCAAACTCATGTGTTCCTCCATGTTTCCGCTCTCGGTGCGAAAGCGCCCCTTTTCCGCCGGGGCCAAGCGAAATGTTCCGGCCGTGCCGGTAAGTGTTCCGCTTTTTCCGGTTAACATCCGTTTTTCCGGAAAATATGCGCGTAAGCGGCCTTAAATCTGCGAATCAGGCGGCGTTACTTATTCTTCTTGGCGGTGCCGCCGCTGGTGCCGGTACGCAGGTCGTTGCCGCTGTAGCGCACGTTGCCCTTGGGGGCGGGCGCAGCCTTGGCGCAGGGTGCTTCCACCCGCTGGCTGCCCACGTTGGCGATCTTGCCAGCATAGCCGCATGTGTTTTTCTTCATGTGTCCTTCCTCCTTTCGTGGGTATTAGGGTTTTTCCCGCTGTCCCCAAGCGAATGAATGTCATGTGTAGAGGCTTCGCGGCTCCGCCGGACACCCGACTTGCGTTCGGGATGCCCGGCATGAAAGAAAAGAGGAGGATATCCGGAGCGGGGAGTGCAAACCCGCCCGGCGCAGCCGCGAAACTGGTCTATGTGAAGATTCTTTGCCTGGCCCTTGTAGCGGATGCTCCAGCGAAAGGCCGGTCGCCCTGTTGCGGTGCCCAAAATTTCCGCGCTGCCTTGCGGCGGACGCTTGAAATTTTGACCGCTGCCACTCGCTCACCTCGCTGTATCCGCCACAGGCGGCGCTCGGATCGCTCCCCCGGCGCAGCCGCGAAGCCGCGTGTTATTTTTCGGTATCCTCCGGCACCTCCGCCTCTTTAGCCCTTGTCAACCGCCGATCATAGCGACCGCAGCGCTTATTACGGCAGACGTACTCCACGCTTTCGGTGCCGTCAGGCCCGGTGACCACCTGATAGATCATCATTTCCAGTCCACATTCCGGGCAGGTCATACCATGCCGCCCCCTTCCATCATGGCGGCGTCCATAGCAGGCGCCGCGTTCCTACCCATGCCGCCCGCCTGTATCGGCGTTTCGGTCATGGCCTGCTGCTGTTGCTGGGCAGCGGCCTGCTGCTGGCGCTCCAGCTCCTCCTCGAAGCTGCGGCGCATGTCCGCCGCCAGCGGATAGCGAAGCTTCTCCATCTGCGTCCAGAACCGCAGCAGGGATGTCACCTCGTTCACCGGCCCCATGGCGCCCTGCTGGAAGTTCATCCGCGCTTCCTTCCACAGCGCCTGCCGGTCAGTAGCCAGCGGCGCGGCGCTGTCGCAGCTGAATAGAAAATCGGTGTTATACTGCCACTCCCCTGCTTCATCCTGATACAGAAAATCGTGGCGGTCGAATACCAGATACTCCGTCTCCCCGTTCTCATTGGACTTGTGGAGCCAGCGGGGCTCCTCACAGTAGGCCAGAAAAAACTTGAAGATCACCTCGAACAAGTCCTGATACATGGCCCGCTTCATCACTCGCTTGCTCTCCAGGCGGCCCGCCGCCTGCTGGGCGCTGAACTCCTTGGCCACGGCGCTGGTGGCGGTGGGATCCTTCCGGCCCTGCAGGCTGTCGGTGATGCCGATTGTCTGCCGGGCCTCCTCATAGACCTGTGCCCGAAGCGCCAGATCCATGTTGATATCCACCTGCGTGTTGAACGTGTGGATCATCTGCATCTTGTTGGGGCTGTCCACCCGCACGATCCGGTTGTCCTGATCGTTCACGATCGACACCCCGTCCCTGGGCAGTGTGGTGAAGCTGCCGCCGCCCAGTACCTTGGTCTTGATTTTGGTGGACAGCTGGTTCATGGTGTTCTGCTGGTCGGCGATGGCGTCAATGTCGCTTGAGCCCAGAAATCGCCCGAATTTGCTGACATTCTTCCGCACCACGATGGGATACACATCCGGTTTGTAGTAGGGAATGCGGGTGGGAACCATTACCGGCATGTACCGCACCGCCGCCGGGCCGTTCACGGCTCGCAGCTGCGGCAGCACTCCCGCACCGTCCGTCAGCGGCTCCAGCGCGGGCTGGCCGAATTCGTCCCGCTGCTCCGTCATGGCGGGGATGGTGGTGCCATTCTGCGTGACGATATCCTCTGTCAGCTCCTCGTACTCCT